CGGCGGTGGTTCTCCTGCTTCGGGAGCATCGAATGGTGGATTTGGTGGTTTTGGTGGGGGTGCAGGCGGGAATTGTCGGTCTAATGTCACCTGTGCAGGAGCTGGAATAGTTATATTATATTGGACAGAAGGTTTTTAATTATGAAAGCATGGATAGAAAACGAAGTAATTCGCGACATTTGCTACAGTGAACCAACAGAAAGTTATACTGCCAATATTGCCGCATTGTACGATACGGACGTACCTGCGGATGCTGTAAATGGCGATGGTTGGGTAAATGGTGCGCTGGTTAAACCCGTTATACCTGAGCCTGTACCAGTGATCATTGTTCCACCAACTATCAGCGCTGTAGCTTTTCGTAACTTGTTTAGTATAACCGAAGAAATAGCTATAACAGCTTCAGTTGATCCTGTTGTTAGTGTGCTATGGAATCGCTTTAGCGATCCTAAGCTAACGTCAGTTGACTTAAGTCTAGCCTCAGTTGATAGTGCATTAGATTATTTAACTAGCGTAGACATTTTAGCAGCAGGCCGTAAGGCTGAAATATTGACAGGGAAACCCGTATAATGAAACTAGGCATCAACTGGAAACAAGCATCAACACAACGTGGTTTGATATGGGTGCTTACAGCTCTTGTTGGTGCTGTTTTACTCTATCAAGGCAAACCTATAGATCAACTTTTATTACTCGCTGGCGGTGTTGCTGGTGGGCTAGGTTTAATGGTGCATGACTAATGATGTATATATTTGCACTTATCGCTGCCGTATCTTTTGCTACTGGCTTTGGAATATCTCACCAGATCAGTAAAGCAGAGATTCAACACATGTCAGACGGCATAGCTGCGCAAAACATGGAAGCCAAGCTAACGCTTCAAATATTAACTGAACAAGCCGACAAGGAGCATGAGAAGGCTCTTAACGCTAACAAACAACTGGAAGATGCTAATGCCTCAACGATTAATGCTATTAATAGCCAGCGCGATGCTTTTAAGTCTCAACGCTTGTACGACACCCGTCGGTCGAGTGGTAATTGCACCGCAGCAAAAGCTGGTGATACCAACGCCATTACTAACACCACCACCAATGATGGGCAGCTTTCAAACGAACTTACAGAATTTCTCAAGTCAGAAGCCTATCGAGCAGATGAAATAAGCGCTTATGCTACACTATGCAATAACTTTATAGAAGGTATTAGCCATGACAATAAATGATGATCTAAATTGCAAAGTAGCAAAAATAGAACAGCGTTTAGACGGGCTATGCCGTGAACTTAATGAAGATCAAGACGAAAACCGAAGGAAATCAGATAGGATTTTTTTAGCTCTTGACGAATTGAAAAAAGATTCTGCTAATAATAAAGGTTTTTTTGGTGGTATAGTCTTTGCTGTGACGGCTGTATTTGCAGTGATAGTCTACGTATTTAACAAAGGGTAACAAGATGGGCCATTTAATATCATTACTGTTTTTAGGCCGTGATCTTGCTCATAGAGAACACCTAAAGACTAAATCTTACGCTGAGCATGTTGCGCTTAATATGTTCTATGATGAAATCGTTGATAACGCCGATGCTATTGCTGAAGCTTATCAAGGCCAATATGGGCTGATGAAGAACATTGAAATATTAGGTCATAAAGGTAATGTTGAAATTATTGTCGAACTTCAAGCACAAGTGAAGTGGATTAAAGACAACCGCTATAAAATTTGTGATGAAGATGATACGCCTATTCAGAATTTAATTGATACGGCTGTAGAAACATATTTATCTACACTTTACAAACTTCGGTTCTTAAGCTAATGAGTCCTTTTAAGATATTAGCTGAATTAATCAAGGCTAGTGAGGGTTGTAAGCTAACAGCTTATCAATGCCCTGCTGGAATTTGGACGATTGGTTATGGCTGTACTGGGACTGATATAAAAAAAGGTTTAGTCTGGACTCAGGAACAAGCAAATGCAGAATTAGATATACTGGCGCTTGATGCTCTGACGAAGGCGATGAAAGCCTCGCCTAGTTTAGTGCTTGCACCATCTAATAAACTAATTGCAATAGCCGATTTTATTTTTAACCTTGGCATCGGCAATTATTCTAAGTCTACACTTAAAAAGTATGTAGACCAGAAAAATTGGTTAGCAGCAGCAGGTGAAATTAAGAAATGGGATAAGGCTAACGGTGTTTCACTTAAAGGACTAACGATCAGACGTAAAAGGGAATCTGAATTACTCCTCGAATAACTCCACTCTTTCTCTAGTCATTCTTAACAGACTGTATCTTTGATGCAGTCTTGTTAGTATCATAGTCCGTTTAGCACCAATCTTTTCTTTTTCCAATAGCTCTAATACTTCTTCTTCAGGAAGTGTATGTAATATGGTGTTCAAACTACGCCATGTATATGTCATCTAAGTTCCTCTATTGCTATATCTGAAAGAGTGCGTTTATCATGCAATGCAGAGAATATACGCTCATCTATTGTTTTTGAAGTATTCATAATGTAGCACCATACTTCACGCTTCTGTCCGCTACGGTGTATCCTACCTATCGCCTGTTCATAGAGTTCTAATGACCAAGGTAGTGATAGAAACACGATCTTATTAGCATAATGTTGAAGATTAAGTCCATGTCCTGCGCTCTTAGGATGCGCTAACAATAGTTCAATTTGTCCAGTATTCCATCGTTCTACAGCGTTATCATCATCTAGCGTCTGTGCATGAGGATACCGTCTTTTAAGCTCGGCTAATTCTTCCTTGTAGGTGTAAAAAATCATTGTACTATCTCTTTGGTTTTCATTCAACAGTTCTTCTAATCTATCGAATTTATGCGAGGAAAACCAAATAACTTGCGTGTCAGTATCATACTTACCGGGAGACGCATTTGCAGTACGTGTAGTGTTATAAACAAAGCCTGAACTCATTTGCTGAAGTTTACCTGTCACTACTGCTGCGTTAGCTGCAATTATCATATCGTTTTGAAAAGTTAATACTGAGTCTTTCTTCAGTATGTTGCAGTGCGTCATAACGTTTTGAAAAGTTAATACTAAGTCTTTCTTCAGTATGTTGTAGTGCGTCATATCCATTTGGCATTTAACTTCTACAACATGTAAAGGAGGCATTAATCCAGCATAATCACCAGCATCTAACAGATAAGTGGCGGGTTTAATTGCTTTCATAACTTTAGATAATGAATCAGGTCTAGCTGCCCAATCACCAAAATCCTTATTCATCAAAACAAAATATTTTTCCATAAATGCGCCTTTGCTTCTACCTAGCAATGTTTGGTCTACAATCTTGCATTGCCCAAACGTATCTTCTAGTCCATTACTGGTAAATGAGCCTGTCAAACCCCAACGTATCTTGAACTGGTCTATGACCTTGAATAAAGCTTTAAAACGTGCGCCAGATGGATTTTTTAAACGCGTTAATTCATCAAACACGATAGCATCAAAACCTTTTAGTAATTCTGGATGCTCACGGCATAGCCATAAAAGATTATCATAATTCGTAACAACTACCTGCCCGTTAAATGCAGCTATGCGCTTCTTTGCAGAGCCTACAGCTACGCTAATCTTAAGTTCAGGCGACCATTTAAGCCCTTCACTCTCCCATACGTCTGTACATACACGTTTAGGTGCTAAGACAAGAAAACGGCTTACTACGCCGTCTTTTATCATGGCTTGCATAGCTGTTAATGTAATTGCTGTTTTTCCCGCGCCAACAGGAGCTAAAATTAATGCTCTATCACGGCTATAAAGAAAGTCAGCAGCATCATCTTGGTAAGGTCTTAATCCATTCATCTATTTGTTCCTTTGTCCAAAGACAAGTATATTTTTGATTCAATTCAAGAACTGTATTTGCAAATACCTTTTGTAGTTCGGATAACTTGCCACCTTTGGTTTTCAACTCAACAAACCAAGTTTCGCCATTTGGTAGACAAGCTATACGATCTGATACGCCCCTATGGGCGGGTGAAGTGAATTTGAAGGTCTTGCCCCCGATTACTTCAACTGCCCATTTGAAATGTTTTTCTACTTCTTTTTCTAACATTATCGTTGGTGAATAATAAAGTTATCTAATGGATATTCTTTTTTACAACACTCGCACACTTTCAAGTTTATCCCATAATAATGTCTAAATATTGTACATTTGTGAGTTGGTGTAAACCATTTTCTAAATATCTTTTTCAAGTTTCATGATCTCTCTATCAAGATAAGCTCTAGCTTTTTTTAAATCTTCAAGGCGTTTTCCTTTGTGGTCTGCTCGGCTGATGTATTTAACTACATTACCAAGATTAAAATTTAATCGCCACGCCTCAATTACATCCCAAGTCTGAAATTTAGAATGAGTATAATGTTGAGGGTTGTTAATTATGTCTGGTTTAGGCGTCCATACTATTTTATTGTTCATTTTACTTCCTCTAACATTTTAGGATTAACGGTATGCCTACCATATTCATTCAACCGCATCTCTACATTCAGTTGAACACCATCTTCGCCCATCTTCGACAGGCGCGTTACATTCCCAACAAACACCCGATACGTTTTGAAAAGGGTCAACATCCTTTCTTTTCATAGCGATCTGTTTGTCTAAAATCATTTGTGCTTGGTCATTTGCTAAATCTGCTATATCGGCCATATTAAAGTTTCGTTTATGTATAGGATTAGTAATGAATATAAATTGGAAAGGCGGCAATTGGGCTGCCCTTTACTATCTATTTCTAAAATAGCTTTCTTGCTTCTCAACGTCTGTCAATCCTCCTTCAGCAGCATATACAACTGGCACTAACCCACGCAAGAACTTACCTGAGCCACCTTTACTATTTGAGTAATTAAAGTGTGTAGGTAAAGCTTGGTTTGCTATCTTCTCTGCTGCATCTTTATCAACAGCTTCAATGTCTATTTTAAAAGCTATAACACCTGTGTATTTATTCATATTCCCCACCTGATAAGGCCTATAACCAAGAATACAATTACTAGGCTATAAATTAATATTGCAAATTTGTTAAAATACCCTTTAACTTCTAGTTCTTGTGTCATTCTACCTCCTCAATTTCAGCACTCGCTGATATGTGAACAATCACATTACCTATGTAGCATACACTATACATACCATCAATATGGTCTAATAGAAATACCGTTCCTGAATCATCATCTACTAATGTAAATCGTTTGTCATTGCCTAGTTCATAAAGTTTCATTTCCTGTTCCTCCACTTGCGTTTTTCTACAATATCATCATAGACAAAGTTGGCAAACCAGACAGCGCATGCAACAACTAGCCCAGTAAAAGCTGTTAATAATAAACAGCCCATTATTTCTACGTAAAATTCACCGCTCATTACTCTCTCCAATACCGTGTGCTTTTTCTATTTGTCTTACTAACTCAACAAATGTAGTTTTAGAAAAGTCTTTATACAGGTTTAGAATTTCATCATCACTCAAAGGCATACGCTTTGGCGGTGAGGTGTAGAGCAAATCCCCATCCTTTAGGTCTCTATGTCTACATGTCAATTTAACTGTATGCTCAGAGTCGTCTGGGTAGCCTCCAATAGTTATTACAATACCAACAGGCGTTTGCTCTTGCTCTTGCTCAGGTTGGTCAAGCATA